GCTTACAATTGTAGCTATGAGTTTCCCCCCGCTATCAAACACTCCTAACACTACTACGGATTGGTCTTTCAAATAGGAAGCAACCCAGGTCGGCTGGGCGTCCATGTACCAGTCGTCACCGCCGTACGATTCGGTCCAAAACGCCGACAACGTACCTACATCATCAATTGTTAGACGTACAGGTGGGCTCAATCCTGTAGGAATTTTGGGCTCGGCGGGCGGGGTTAGACGTAAAAACCGCGGTGTACGGTCGGCAAACAAGGTATCAATCCAGCGGGGCGCGGCGGTTGTTTTAGACCAAAAAGGCATCTTACTCCAATAACGTGTATCGCCCTTATATGGTTACGCGGCACTGGGGGCACTTCCGATCCCGTTGCCTTGACGCCACCAAACATGGTCCGCAGTAGACGTGACCACAGTGGGTCATCACAATATTCTCAACGGTCACAGCATCGTAGCAGATAGGGCAAGTAATCGGTTTTTCTAGAGCCAATGACATTTCTAGATGTTGCCGTGCGATATGATAGGCGACGTCTACAGGAGCGGTGAGAACCGGTTCAGCGGCGATACGGCGTGGGGCGGGTACATTTGGCACAGCCACGGGCGCCGGTGCCATTGTAACTCCAAAACGGGCAAAGCGTGCGGCACGAACCCCCTCACGGAACGCTTCGTATAAGAGGTGATTGTTGAGGTCACTGGCAAACCGAAACGGCAACACATTTGGGGTCACAGGTGAATTCGTATATGTGCTTAGAACCGATGCGTGATTGACAAGCGTAGCACGATGCGTATCACATAGATGGTCGTGCAGCGAGCCAACGGCGGCACACTGTACGTTATGGCTTGATGGAATCGCGTAACAGGTTTGTGCCGTATCTGTTTCTAGATTGAGCAATTCGTAGAGCTTGATAGCAATCGCCTCTTTACATTTCTGAGTCATTAAGTCTTTATCATACTTATCATTCTCGTTCTTCACGCGCAACTTGAGAGCGTGTTCATCGGCTTTCGCTTCCGCGTACTCTTTCTCTGTACCTGGGGTGTGCGAAATCGTCATCTCTGCAAACGCCTTACTGGTTCGGTCCGCCGCTTTCATCAGTGCTGAGGTGTTGTCGGCGGTCCGTGCCGACTCTTTTGCCGCTTCTTTCGAGGCATGTGTTTTATGAATTCCGCATAACGACTGTCCTGCTATACTATATTTTTCGCATGGTATATAATTTGCTTTGATTGCTTTACACGTTGGCATACTATCATATCTTAGAGGGTCGGTAACCCCATCATTTTTTCTAAGTGTACTAAGAGCCCTTAAAAATTGACCCCGTCCTACTTCGCCCCCGAAACCACCAGCCCATCTAGGATGTCTACCCCCGCTACTACTCCTAGTTCCCCTGTATACCTCCCTAGCCAGACATTAACCTATCCATCCTCACTCATGTTAGAAACTCAGGCACCCACGAAGAATCCGAATCGCTGTAATCACACAGACTGTAAGGTCAAACTACTGCTGAGCGATATGGCGTGTAAGTGCGGACATCGCTTTTGCGGAAAGCATAGGTACGCAGAAGAGCATATGTGCTCTTTTGACTACCGTCAGTCCGCCGCAAAGAATCTCTCTACCAGCCTCGTAAAGTGTGTTGCCACCTCGCTCAAGCAGACTATCTAACAAAACAGAATAGGTACTGGTATTCGTAGCCAATAGGTGTAAGGTCAATGAATTGTTTGTAGGTGAAGCCATTCGCCTCCACTTCGGCGACGACTTCGTCCATTTTTGGCATACGGAGGTGATGTATTTGGCGACGTAGTTTTTTACTATCTTTGAAACGGAACTCTTCGCGGAATTCTGCGCGATTGTCGTCAAGGGTAAAATCGGCTTCGTATTCGAATTTGTCAAAGGTAACCTTGCTCCGGGTGACACGTTCTTTGGAGTATTTTTGTACGCTGAAAGCGACAAAGGGAGAGGCGGCTTCAAGAATCGGATCAAACTTCTCACGGTTGACAAGGTGAATGACAAGGCAGCCACCAGGTTGGAGCCAGTTGAAAATATTACGGAAGACCTGGTCGCGGTCACGTAGGTAGTAATAGGTAAAATAGTACATAGTTACAAGATTGAACTCTCCCGCCGCAAAGGAGCCGATATTTTCGGCTTCTTTGACTCGGTAGTCATTCTTAGGAAACTTCTTACGGGCGACCTCTATCATTGTTGTCGAGGCATCCATACCGACCACTTTGCCGACGCCCTCCTTTTTGAATTCTTCTACGTCACCGCCGGTACCACAACCAATATCTAGAACTTCGATTGTCTTCATTTCGGGTCGGTACCCCTTCGCCCAAATAAGAGTGAGACCTACTTCCTGTTGCTGCCGTAATGCGCCGTCGACAATCGTATCGTAGATTTTAGCATAGAATTTATCGTAGAGAGTTTCATTTCCTAGTACAACAATGTTTGCTTCGGGCGAATCGTCGGGATTCGCAAACGCTTCTACATCGTCAAGCTCGCTACGGCGACGTCCGACCATCGTCCAGCGAATATAGAGGTAATTCGCGAGCAAGATAGAGATAATAACGACTAATACAATTTGGATAGTATCTAGAGCATCAATGCCTTCCAACCACTTGGCACCCATTCCTATTAGATGCTTTCAAAATACAAATCGCCAGTCTGCGTACGCAGCTACCCAGCAGATTTCGCAACGTATTATAAGATATGGAGCCGAAGGCTACAAATAAACATACCTTATGTGGTTATGCGTGGGGCGATGTTGTCAATTCACTTGTAAAAGCAATTGGGTCAGGCGATATGGTACGCTCCCAGCGTTGGGCGGCTGAGTTAGTATGCTCGGAGCAGGGTTTAGGAAAGCTGGAGGCGGCGCTAGTTGATGCCTGGGCGACACACGTGGCATCAAATAATCCGGCGTGGTGTATGATGTGGGTCCATTCGTCGACACATATACGTGCGCTATGGATGCGAAGCGGAGAGTCTACAAAGGCGATACGAAATACACCACAGGTACGCCAGCACGTGGCAGAAGCCGTCTCGAGTCTTGTCCTTTCAGAAAAACGCCAACTCCCAAAAATCCCCAGCTCTGACGATTGTTTTCGTGACGCGGAGGCGATGCGTACCCGATTTCGAACGGGGCAGGGAGTGGCGGACCAGTTAAGTTGCCGGCGTACGTGGGCGGCGGGTCTGGAAAGTAACGATTTACGCTTAATTGGAAACGAGTTTGAGGCGGCGTGTCGTGCGACAAATCTTAATCGCGCACTTTTTTGGGTCGTTTGGTTTATTACCCTGGATAGTCAGACAGAGCAGCCGCAGGTGAAAGAGCGCGGACCGAGTCACCTGACCCCCAAGCAACGGAAAAGTGTATTATGGTTTTTGATTGATGTCATTAAAGATATAGCAAATGATACGGCATTTTTATCGACAGACGAGCGTGCGGGGATTTTTAATACAATTGGAATGATGTGGAATAAGTTGGGGGCGAAAGGGCGGCGAAATTGTCTGGTAACGGTGACAACAATGATATGCGAGCATATCGCACGGCGTACAACGCCGCGCCTTACTGCGGGACCAAATATACCGTCCTATGATGCGATTAAGTCTCAGAATTCAACGATTGATGGTATTTATACGGCAATTGCCGAAGAGGCACGTAAGTTTATGTTAGAAGTTCCAAAAATTAATGGGTTGGTCGAGGATGCTACAGCAAAGGCGGCAGCAAGATTGTCGGCGGTGGATAAGATGGCACTGGCGTACGCGCTCATTTCGGGATCGGGTGGTAAAAAATAAATGACACGCTACGCTAGAATGGCTACACAGACGGGAGCCGCGCCACTTTGGAATAAAAAGATAACTGATTTATTTGCGGATTTGAAAATGTCAGCCAGTTCAATCACATCTGGAGTACGGAGTTATACAATTGATACCCCAGGATCTGGATTTCCATTTTGGGGACTATTTTTAATAGCAGTTGTTGCTCTTGCGGTTGTCATTTGGTGGCTTAAATATCGACAGTTTCTGGAGACACCGTATAATATTGCGCGGATTATTCGTAATAATGTGAAGGCGGCGAATCATTATAATATTGATAGTCCGAATCGTAAGGGATTACCGGATTTATATAATTCCCTTGTCAGCCGAGGCTACAAGGAGGAGAATCTTGGATTTACAAATTTCTACGTGAGTACGGTGAATGCAAGTGGTATTTTCTTCCCTGGGGTCAACGGTGTTGTATCAGTGGATGCCGCACGCTTAGCGGTGGCGGCAGGTGCGCGGGCGTTTGTCTTTGATATATGGCCGGATGTAGAGGCGGGTGGTCGCTTTGGACCGACAATTCAGGTGATTGAGGCAAATAGTATGTGGCGCCGTACAACACTCAATGCGCTTCCGTTTGTCCTTGTTCTTCAGGCACTTGTTACGGAGGCACTTCAGACAGTAACAAATCCCGGTCATCAAGACCCACTTATAATCTATTTACGTTTCCGCGGGCATCCGCGTGCGTCGACGTTCGATTTAACTGCGGATGCGCTACAGTCGGTCATTACACCGTATCGGTTGGACTTGGCGTTCAATAACTGCCGTGGTGCGGATAGACTCTTCAAAGTTCCTATCAATCAACTCTTCTCAAAGATAATTATTATATCAAATGTTCGAGGCACAGGACGATTTATGGATTATGTGAATTTTTCGATGAAGGATGGAATCAATCTTGAATATCCTGCGGGACAACTACAAACAATGACGGGCGATGCGGCAGCGGAGGCGCAAAAGAAGATTCTGATGAATCCGACGTTTGTTGCACCGTTGAGCGAGGATCCGTTGGCAGAGTCGAACGATTATTCTCAAAGAATCGCATTAGGGTTGGGTGTCCATTTTGTAGCAATGAACTTTTGGAGTAAGGACAAACAACTGAAGGAGTATATGCAGATGTTTGGTAAATATAGCTTTTCGTTGAAGCCACCGCCGCTCCAGTATGTGATTACTCGTTTGGATCCCCCGCAGATGCCGCCGAATCCTGGCTGGGGTGATAATACAACGGGACAGGCGGGCACACCACGTACTCC